TCTCAAGGTCGAAGAACTTGAGGACCTGGAGAGTATCTACAAGCCGCACATTCATGTATGAAAAGGGCCGCTTCCCAGAGCGGCCTAGTAAGACTTCATCAAAAGTATAGCACAGAGGTGATGCAATGGCCAACGCAATTGTTAAAGATGGAAAGATAGGACTTGCAACAGATTTTTCAGACTACCATAATTGTAAGCAGATACCAGGGGGCAGATGGAGTCCGGGACTGAAAAGATGGTTATATCCCGCAACCCCCGCTACAGCAAAGAAGATACACGACACTTTCAAAGATCTCACTTTCGACAATGACTTCAAGAATCTTCTTGATGCAGCCAATGCGGTAGTACGAAATCAAGCGCTCAAAGATGCAAATGATCTTCCCGATGTGCCCATATCATTCACAAAAGCTTGGAAACATCAAAAGCAGGCTTTCTGGTTTGCAAAGGATCTCAGAGCTGCAATGCTCGCTATGAGCATGGGTACCGGGAAGTCAAAGGTCGCCGTGGACCTGGTAGTGAATCGTAATCACAAACAAACTTTGATTCTCTGCCCGAAGAGTGTCGGAGCGGTCTGGCCCGAACAGTTCAAATTCCACACACCGTTGACTCGAGATGTGGTCTGCCTCGATCTGACCTCCGAGAAGGGGACGGTCGAGAAGAAAACCATCAAGGCAAATGAGTTTTTGCAGATTGCACGAATCAAGGGGCAGCAGGCGATAGTGATTATCAACTACGAATCAGCTTGGCGAAAGCCGTTCGGTGAATGGGCGGTGAAGCAGGAGTTCGACCTCGTGATTCTTGACGAGTCTCACAGGATCAAGACCCCTGGCTCGCAGGTCGGAAAGTTCGCCGCAAGGCTTGGACGTACCGCAAAGTACAGACTTGCACTCACCGGCACACCGATGCCCCACAGCCCGATGGACATCTATTCCCAGTACAAGTTTCTGGACTCAGGGATCTTCGGTTCTTCATTCGTCGCATTCAAGAACAGGTACGCCGTGATGGGTGGCTTTGACAAACATGAAGTCATCGGCTGGCAGAACGAAGAGGAGATGAACAGAAAGTTCTACTCGATCGCATATAAAGCCGACAAGTCCGTCATCGAGCTGCCGGAGTACATGGACATCTACCGGAAAGCAGAACTCACTCCAAAAGCAATGAAAGTATATCGGGAGCTTGAAGAGATCTTCTGGGCAGATGTGGAGAAAGGCGAAGTTACAGCAGCAAATGCATTGACTAGATTGCTGCGACTTCAGCAGGTTACTTCCGGGTACGTCACAACGGATGAAAGAGACGACGTGGAAATTGACACGAGTAAGTCCGAACTGCTGGCCGATATAGTTGAAGATATCGCCATGGATGAACCCATCGTGGTATTTGCGAGATTCAGGCACGATCTTCGTACGATTAAGAAGACTCTTGAAAAGGCAGGGCGGTCCTGCGCGGAACTTTCGGGCTCGACAAACGAACTGAAAGACTGGCAAGACGGAAAGTTTAACTCAATCGTAGTTCAAATTCAGTCAGGCGGTTTAGGAATTTCGCTTGTTCGTGCGAGATACTGCATTTATTATTCCTTGGGTTTCAGTCTCGGGGAATATGAGCAGTCGCGTGCGAGAGTTCACAGACCGGGGCAGGACAAAGAAGTTGTCTATATTCATCTTCTTATGAAAGACACGATAGACGAGAAAGTGTACGGAGCGTTGAAAAAGAAGAAGGATGTTGTTAGAAGCATCCTTGACAGGGAGGTAATTTGAATGAATATGACTAAGGTTAAGCAGTATGTAACCCTTCACGCAAGAAAGACTAAACTCGAAGCGGAGCTTGCAAGTGTGAAGGAAAAGATGAATGAGCTGGAGCCCTTCGTGCTCGAACAGTTCGAAAAGGCAGGTATACAGAACATGAAGGTCGGAGACTGGAAACCATACGTTCACACTCAGATCTGGGCATCGATCGACAAGTCAAGACCGGATGTCATGGAGGTACTCAAGGCTAACGGTCTTGCAGACCTTGTCAATGAAACGGTTAACACTCAGAGCCTTTCGGCATTTGTCAGAGAACAGATAAAATTGTTTGAAGATGCTGATTCAAAGACTCTCGATGAAATCATCAGAGAAGCGTTGCCACAAGAACTTGCGGAAGTGTTAAAAGTATCCGAAAAGACAAGCCTTCGAGTCGTGAAGGCATAAGGAGGAATGAAAATGAGTAAGAAAGAAACTGCAATCGAAGTTGTGGAGAGTCCGTATCTGGTACTTCAGAGCGGCTCGAACATTGTTGAGGTTGTAAAAGAGAATCTGGGAAGTGAGGGTGTTTCTGCTTATGATTTAGACCGCGTGAAAATTCCTGCAGGGGGCGCTACTGCTTTTGAGATTCCCACACTCGAAGGTGAAGAGTCTGTGAAGGATATCGAGGGAATCATCATTTTCTGGAAGACCGCACGCGCATACTGGCCAGAGAAGTTCAACGGTGAGAACAACCCTCCACAATGCAGTTCGGTGGACGGAGAAGTCGGGCAAGGCAATCCTGGTGGTTACTGTGCAAAGTGCCCATTGGCACAGTTCGGCTCGGCAGATACAGGTAAGGGTCAGGCCTGTAAGCAGATGCGACAGTTGTTCATTGTTCGTGAGAACGACATTCTACCCCTGGTTATTACTCTGCCACCCACTTCGATTAAACCCGCGAAGCAGTATTTCATGAGGCTTGCCAGCAAGGGTATCAAGTACGCTCACGTTGTCTCGAGAATTTCTCTTGAGAAGGCGAAAAGTTCGGACGGCATCACATACTCCAAGGCTACATTTTCTCTGGTGAAGCAACTTGAACCCGAGGCCTGCAAGGAGATTGACGCTTTCACCGAGTCGATCAGACCAATGCTCGAAACAGTGGCGATCGATACTGGAGAATCTCCAGACTGGGATAGCTGATCAGAAGGGGAGGGGTAAAAACGAGGTGCGCATTGCGCGCACCTCATCTTTGAAGGAGTGATACAATGACCGAGTTTTTGCAGGAACTGTGGGGCTTCAAACCGGAAAACCTTAATATCCTGATCTGGCAGAAGAAGGGCAAGAAGTCATACTGGTTCACAGATATAGACAAGATCGTGAATTACCTTGAAAAGAACAAGGACCAATCAGATATATATATGGGCGTGGGTCTAAGCTCGAAGGACTATGGTCTCAAGAATCGCTGTCCCGCTAATGAAATAGCGGGTATCACTGGGTTCTGGGCCGACATAGATATACAGAACGAAGTACATAAAAAGAAGAACCTCCCGGCTTCAATCGAAGAAGCTAAGAGCCTCTTCCCCGAAGAACCCACATGTGTTATTCACTCAGGTCATGGCATACAAGCGTGGTGGTTATTTAGGGAGCCGTGGATCTTCGATAGTGAAGACGAGAGACTTAAGGCGCAGGCGATGTGTGAAGCGTGGCATAAACAGATCTTAGGCAGAGCCGAGGCTCATAACTGGACGGTAGATGCTACGTTCGATCTATCCAGGATTTTGAGAATCCCCGGTACTAAGAATCTGAAGAACAAAGATGATGTTCGTGATGTGAAACTGATCGCGTCTAACTGGACCCTTCGGTATGAACCTGACGATCTGGTGCCTTCGGTTGTAGTAGAAAAAGGTAAGAAGGAGAATATCAAGACCGATCGAATAGTTCTCAGACCCGACGCGGCACCGCCCACAGAGAAGTGGGAGGCTCTGATGAGCGCCGAGCCGAAGTTCAAAAGATCGTGGAATCACGATAGAAAGGATCTATCAGACCAATCACCCAGTTCTTATGATTTCAGTCTGGCCTCGATTGCTTTTCAGGCAGAGTGGACGGATCAGGAGATTGTAGATCTTCTCATTGCACACAGACGAAGGCACAAGGTGGACCTGAAACTGCGAAAAGACTATTATCTCAGAACACTGGAAAAGTTGAAGCTGGAAAGACTGAACCAGGAAAGAATAAATGAAATGCTTGAAATTCAGAGTCAGAAAATCACAGAAACTAAAATTGCGCTCATGGAAGCCTCCAACAATGATACAAGTCTTGAACACTCTGAGATTCTTGCACGTTTGGAGAAGATTCTCGGTGTGCGAATTGAAAGACTTCAGAAGTTTCTCTCCGAGCCTCCGTCGTACAGACTTCAAACTGTTAGCACAAATATCAGCATCGAATCGGCAGGAGATATAATCTCGCAAACAAAATTTCGGATTAAGATCGCAGACGCAACCGGTGTGGTAATCAGACCCTTCAAGAAAGATGAATGGTCGGATATAGCGCAACTGATCCTTAATGCGTGTGAAGAAATCGAGGTTGGCGAAGAATCCACAGAGATCGGGTTTATGAATAGTCTTCTCAGAAAATACCTGCGTAAGAACACAAACTTCGTTGTGTTGAAGTCGCTGGAAGAATACAGCGAGAAGATCCAGGAAGAAGGCTTCCCCTTTTCTCTTGAGGGTTACACGTATATTTCACTGTCGGAACTTCGCAGGTTCATTCGTGTAAGTAGTGGAGATTTGCTCACAACTAAGCAGGTAGGCAAGTTATTAAGGATGGCAGGGTGGGTAAACTGCAAACTTGACGTAATTATTGATGGAAAGCGGACTTCACGTAGTTTGTTCAAAATAAAGTCAACCGCTGGGGAATTATCGTAAGGATCGCCTATATACCGGATTTTTTTACGATTTTTTTTTGAGAACCATAATTAGTTTCTCAGATTGTTGCGATAGTTACGTTTTGGTTGTCAGAGCCAAAGAGCACTTACGAAAATTGCTGCGAATAGTGGTGATTACTACGCTGTGAGCAAAGACTTAATACTAACGTCATTGATGTCGCACATATGCTTTACACAAGTTAATTTGTGTTTTACCTAATTTACTTATCTGTTACTAATAAAAATAGTGTTTTGTGGGTTTTTGATCGATTTTTTCAAAAAAAGGAGGTGATTTACTAATTATGGGAGCAGAATATAGAGTTTTTGGCCCCCCAGGTACCGGGAAAACCACATATCTTAGCCGTCAGATCGAGAAAGCTGCCGGTGAATACAAAGATTCTGTGATGGTCTCGTCTTTCACGAGAGCTGCCGCCGTGGAGCTGGTTCAAAGAAAGCTACCGGTGTCAAGAGAGAATATCGGGACTCTCCACGCTATATGCTACCGGGCACTCGGTCGCCCACAAATTGCAGAACTGCATATTGAGGAGTTCAATACAGAGAATAAAAGTTATGCGATCAGTCAGAGAGACACGGCGATGGAAGATGCCGAGGCTGTGAAATCAAAGACGCAGGGCGATGAAATTTTCACACAGATGCAGCTCAGGCGCGCCCGCATGATACCGAAAGATTTATGGTCTAAGACTCTGCTGGATTTTTCACGAGTATGGGAAGACTGGAAAGAGAGAAACGGATACATGGATTTTACAGACTTGATCGAGGAATCTATCAGATCGCTGCCAACGGCCCCTCAGTCGCCTGCTGTTGGATTCTTTGACGAAGTACAGGACTTTACACCCCTACAACTAAAACTTGTCAGGCAGTGGGTCTCACACATGGATTTTGCCATTCTCGCAGGCGATGACGACCAGTGTATCTACTCTTTCGCGGGCGCTTCGCCCGAAGCGTTCCTGGAACCCGAACTTTCACAGGAGTACGTAAGGGTGCTAGACAAGTCGTGGAGACTCCCGAGAAAGATTCAGGAGTATGCGGACTCGTGGATTCGCAAAGTCGCTGTCAGATACCCGAAGCAGTACAGACCCAAAGACTCGGAGGGTTTCGTGACTTTGTTTGACGCGAAATGGAAGAATCCTGAAATGTATGTCCGTGAAATAGAACGGTATACACAGGGGGGTAAGACTGTGATGATCCTCACCACGTGTTCATACATGCTAGACCCTCTGAAGAAGATTCTCAAGGAAGCCGCTATCCCCTTTCACAATCCGTACCGCAAGAGCCGCGGAGACTGGAATCCCCTTGGTTCACGAAGGGGTACTACTATGGTCGAGAGAATCCTGGCCTATCTTCTCCCATCTTTTGAACTGTGGGGTGAGCAGGCAAGATACTGGAGACTGGATGACTTAAAGAAGTGGGTGATGGTCCTGAACTCTTCGGGTGTACTCAAGCGTGGAGCGAAGACCTTACTCTTAGATAAACTCAAGGATGTGAAAGAAGAGGATGACCCCACATCTTTCGACTTTGGGGCAAACGTCGAAGACACTTCGTTCGACTATGGAGAGAACAAAGAATCTCAGGCCGATGTGGACGAGATTCTGTCAATGCTCGAACCTCACGCGCTAGAGAGGGCCGAAGCCTCGGATATAGACTGGTTCTACCAGAATATTTTGCCTGCGAAGAAAAAGATCGCAAAATATCCCATAGACCTCATTAAGGTTCGCGGCCCGAGAACTCTGATCGAAAAGCCGAGGCTCGTTATCGGCACGATTCACAGTGTGAAGGGTGGTGAGGCTGATATAGTCTATCTCTTCCCCGATCTTTCACAGGAGGCGTATAGAAACGCGATGACTGACCGGAGCAGTAGAGACAGTATTAAGCGCCAGATGTATGTGGGCATGACACGAGCAAAAGAAGGGCTCTATATCTGCGAGCCTTCGGGGATGTGCCACGTAGAACTGGGGGGTGTGGGATGACAGAAAAGGCAATAGTCAACTCGATACTTAGATACCTGAACTCTCTGCCACAGTGCAGGGCCGAGAAGACCTGGGGCGGCGGGTACGGCAATGCCGGTAAACCTGACATCACAGGTTGTTTGAAGGGCCGGCGCTTCGAGCTGGAGGTCAAGAAACCCGGGGGCAAACTCACAAAGCTGCAGGAGGTCACGCTCCGCAAATGGTTCGAGGCCGGGGCAATTACCGGCGTGGTTCACAGCGTTGACGAGGCTAAGGAGGTTCTGAATGTGGAAGATACCTGAACTGGAAGATCACATTGTCAAGGTAGATGAGTATGGCATTCCTTACTATGAACAAGACAATGGCTGGTTAATAGACAACTTGCTGATAGCACCCAAAGAGCAGTTCAAAGTGAAACTAACAATCAAGAAAGTTGAGAAAGGGAAGCCAAAGGAGTGATGAGATGACGCAGCAACTTAGAACTGTTATGGATATTATCTTCGCTGGTTTCGTTGTTAGAACAAGGGAAGAAATGAAAGTTTTTGAAAATCTCATAGGCAAGCAGCTTCATTATACGTTGATAGAGAACGAAAATGTGGAAGAGTTTTTTGACACTAAGCTCAAACCGTTTCTCGAAGAACGAGTAAAAGCCTATGCCGACTCCTTTGGAAATTGTTGCAGATTTGCCAGAGAGTTTACAAAGGAAGAGCTGAAGGCTGACATTGATCTGAGCCTTTTCTCAAACAATGAAGTGAAGCTGATTCCCAAAAACCTGTTCAGCGCCATTATAGCAAGAGCAATGCAATGGGCAAGAATGGCTAGTTTCTTGGATTATGCAGTTGAAACCGCACAAAAGTATCTGTTCCCGATTGCAAAGGAAGCGGAGAAGGAGGCGAAGGAATGAATTACTACGCTTATGTAAGAGATGACGAGAGAGACGACTGTGATTATCCTTGCCGTCTGTGCGCTCATTTTGAAAGTGGCTTGTGCAATCTGTTGGAGATGAAGGTTGATGAGAACGATGATGCTTGCGAATACTTTGAAATGGCAGACGAATATCTCGGCAAGACAAGCGCCGAGATTGATTGAGGAGGGGGAGAAATAGTATGCTACTAATTCTGATATTGATAATACTTTGCACTGTTTTAATTGCAATCGGGATTTTCGGCTTTGAAACCTTCTGGCATCCGAAAATTGGAGTAATATTGCTAATCATTGCAGCTTCGACTGCATTCTTGATTTTTCTTCTTATGATTTGTGCTGCAAACGAACCCAGTTCTTTGATACTAGCTAAACAAGTTAAACTGGTTGCATTGCCAGACAATTTTTATATGGATGACAGAATTTTCTATGCTGCTATTGGGCATATAGATGGTAAGGCAACGATTGTCTATGCATATCAAGAAGACGGATATATTCCTATCAAAAGAATAGCGGCGGCAGAAAACGTCTACATAAAAGAAGTAGAATCCGAGACAGCTTATCTAAAAGTTTATTACCGGATGCTTGACAACGTCTTCTGGAATCAATTCTATTATTCCAAACCTGAGTATGTCCTTGAATTACCAAAAGGATCGATTAGATACGATTACAGATTCTTTAACTTAGAATAGGAGGATGAAAAATGACGAATGAAGAACTCGATAAAGTAGAACATTACTTTAGAAGTCTTATGGCTCTGAAATTGGCAGATTTAAGATTTGAGACAAAAAATCAAATAAGGGACATTCTAAAAAAAGAAATTGAAAAACATGGAGCGATAGTAAATGAGGCTTACTCAATGGTTTCTGAACTTCTGAAAGAAATCAGAAGGCTTCAGGAAGAGAACAAGAG